AAATTTGCCCGCAAGTTTACAGGACCAGGGGCTTGAACTGACCCGATCCAATACGGTGACGGCAAAGTTTCGACTTGAGCAATCCCACGGTTGGGCAATATGGGCAGGACACTTGTCGGGCCACTCTTCCAGTGGTGTGTCTGCTATCAAGGCGGTGATTGGCATCCTTGCCCACATCGCCCCTCCATGAGGGTTAGGGTCTTCCTCGTCAATCCCGGTGAAAACCACCTGAAAGCTGAGTGAACGGTCAGGTATTGCGCAAACCGCAATTGCCATTGCATGAAGATATTCACCCTCATACTGCAAGTGGTTGTGCGTGAATTCCCTACGGACCCAGCACTTGAAGTGCGGGATGTTTTCGAGGAGGAAGCTCACTAGCGGCGACGCTTGCGGGCACCGCCCTTACTCATTGTTTTGGATCTTTTTCGGCCTGGCATGTCGCCTCCTTGTTGTTGGTTGGTCGATAGATCGTTTGACCGATCTTTGTGAAAATCTTCATGCCGCTTCCGTCTGTGAGGTTTGCCCGAATTGCGTGGGTTGCGCTCCCAGTCTGCCAATCTCTGCATTGGCTTTCTGCTGAATTGCGAAATTTCTCTGTTGCATGTAATTCTGTATGCGATCCTGCAATGCCTGATCCTGTTGTGCCTTTTGCTGAATATCGGGCTGTGCCAGCCATTGCTGAAACACTTGCATCTTCAGTTCGTGCGCATCCTGTGGTCTGACGTTTGGCGGAACTCCCGCAACCAATTCAGCTATTGTCTGCCTTTCCTCTTCAACCGCCTTTTGGGATGCAGTCTCCTTCGGTATGATTATTTTCTCCGATGCACCTGGCATGATCTGCCCCACCGCAAGCTGTAAAAGTTTTTCAGTGTCAAGCGTGCCCGATCGGTCAAGCGCGGGCGCAAGCTCGGCAATCGCCTTCACCCGTTCAAGCATTTGCTGCGGATCTTGCGTTGCCACGTCGAACTGGAGGTAAAAGTCAAATCTTTCGCCCGCCCTGCCCTTGCTGAACTTCTGTATGTCCTGCATACCCGTGACGCGGAAAAACTCCGCATCGGGACCATACTGCTGATACAGTGTCCACACTTGATCAAAGACGTATTTGAGATGCGTGAACACCTTGTTGATGATTGCCTGTTGTTTGTTTTGCGATTCCACTTGGTCAACTCCTGGAGCGAAGTTGCCAAAATACTTGTCGAACATTTCCTGAATGTATCTGCGGACTTCTATGTTACCGCCATCAAATGGAGGTGTGTTCGACCAACGAATCTCACCGGGTGTGCGATAAGGTATGCGAACCCCCGGTCCGTACTTTGTTGGAGGACGTCCAAGTGGATGTTCCAAAGGTGGCAAAGTTGCCAATGACTGACGATCAATCAATGCATCGGTTTCAATCTTCATCACCTGTTGCAACGGTTCTCCGATTTCGGGTATTGAACGCGAAGAGTAAAGTCTTTTGTTGGTTTGCTCGTACTTCGTTATGACGAACGGATACTTGCCGTGAGCATAGTCCAGTAACTCATGCTTGGCGTAAAGGTCCGGAACGTCAGGATGCAGTATTGTGCAGTAAATCCCAGGCACGTCGTCCTCATCGAGCAATCTTTGATAGCAATACAATATTCTGATTGTCTCATCATCATCTCGAATGACCTCATCCATTTGGCGAACGTTGTACAAGGTGTCGTCCCTTTGCGTGTATTGTGCCAATTCCATCGCCTTTTCCACAAATTCCTCGTCCCATCCCTCGGATGAAATCTTGGCCCGCAACTGTTCGGGAGTCATGTGCAACACGTGAAAAACATAAGGAGCTTCCTGCGGATCAATTGTGTAGTTCGGCCAGAACACGTCCTCATCGGGTGCAAGCGCCTTGATGCGCGGTCTGTTGATGACTTGGCGGGTGACGGGTATGGTTGTTGTCCCCTCCTTGCGCAACTCCCGAAGCATCCCCTTGGCTTTGGCTTTGGACACCTTGAACTGATCCTTCATGGCGGATGACAATTCCTCATCCATGCTACCGTCCTGAATTGCCTGTGCTATCTGCGGAAGAGCCTGCGCTATCTCATCCAATCGGATGGTCTGCTGTTGTTTCAGTTCCTGTGAGTCGTACCACACATAGTGAC